GATATAAACACCCCCATTGACGCCCCGAAAGAAAGGCTTCGGGTACGGAGGTATAACATAGGTAGCATTACGTACACTTAGCGGTAAATACTGATCTCCTTCTTCGTCAGGCTCTGGGTCGGCAGCGGGGGGTACCTCGATTGTATTGTCTTCTTCGGTAGCCTCCATAACACTGTTACCCAACGTTATAGGAGACTTGATCTTCCCCCAATGCGGACACTCAGTACATACCCCCACGTTAAACTCGTCAAAAGAAGTACATAGGTACGGGCCTTTTATTAGCTCCATCTTCTCTGCCGTAGCCTGCACAGAATACCCGATATGCCCTTTCGATATATTACGGGCCGCTACCTCTGCATCTGTACAGAACTTGGCAATAGACAGACCTGCTCTCCACATTGGCTCACTACAATTGGCTTGATCACTTATTATCACGCCTAGCTGGGCACAGCCCGTGCCTCGTACAGTTTTTGTTATGATGTCTTTAAACTTAGTTTGGTTGTTGCCAATGAGCGCTCTCATTACTGCGTTCGCACCCACAGGTACCGCCTTCGTAGGAACTGGTATCATGTTCCCACCTAACAACTCCGAAAACGCATCGAAGTCTACATCGACAGGGGTCTCTATACCGAAGAACTCTACACTAGCCGGGGGTGTTGTCTTGTGGTTATGTGTACTTGGTAGCCGTAATACCCTAGCAGCGTCGGCAGTGACAGACGTGTCAGTAAGAAACCCATTTGAAACACATAACTTCTTTAGGCGTTGCGCCACGGGAAGCCAATCGTCAACCAGCACAGCCTCTGACAAAGCCCAGTAAACATGTACACCCCTACCAGAATTAACCAGTTTGGGTGCAGGTAACGCTAGGGTCTTACAGAACCCCTGTAGTGCAAGTATAGCCGCATCCTGATTGGGGTATTCTTTTCCTTCTCCACAATCTAAGTCTAAAAAGAAAGACTTCAGTTGCTTTACGTTATCAACTTTACGAGAGTTTGGGGTCTTGAACGTAGCCAATGCAAAGTAGGCATCGTACCCCTTGGCATCTAAATCCCGAGCACCATCTACCATGTCACCTATAGAGGTGTAGAAATTCTGTACTATGTCATTCTTCCGTTTTAAGTTAGAAGCAAACACACAGTAATCACCCTCTGACGCTAATACCTTCCTTAAAAAATTTTCTGTTTTCATATAATGTACCTAATTCCGAGAGGTACCATAGCAGGGGCGCGTTAACGCCCTTTTCGGAAATAATCCTAGCTACGGGTGGTATACTACGGGGAAGTGCTAGTCGTCCCAATCAGCAACAATAGAAGACAGTGCATCATTGTCGGCCTTGGGGGCAGGGGTAGTTTTCTTAACTACTTTCTTCGGTTCCGGTGCAGCAGGTTCATCAAAGTCCTCAAACGAATCCTCATCTTTAGCCACTACTTCCTCTTTAGCTGCCTGTACAACTGGAGTAACTACCTCGAAAGGGTTCTCTTCCTCGTCGTGTTGGTACCCTTCTACATTGCCGAACGGAGACGCAGATTCCATAGGCACGTATTTAATTACCTGAACTGCTCGTAATCTAAGGGAGACCCCTGCTTCTCGCATGAAGTACGGCGTAAACGTAACCGCCACATTCACAGTACTGCCCGTGGTAAGCATGAAGTCTTCAGGTAGTTTAGTAGATTTTGCGTCATATTGTACAGGCTTTAAAGTAACATCTTTGCCATAGGCACCCTTCAATGATGCTTTGAAGGTATACGTACCGTCTTCTTCCTTGTCAAAAGGATTGCCAAACTTCTCAGGCCAAGACGATTCTTTCCTAGCTTGGTAAGCCTCTGTCATAGCAATGAACAAATTCTTAGCCGTATCCTTGTCCATACGGAACTTAGTCTCGTACTTGGCCCCATCATCCAGAGGGTCGCATGGGACAGAGCGGTTCTCACCGGCATCAAACCTATACGTTTTGTTAATTCGGGGCCATAGAGCTTCTACGCCGTTTATTACATACTGTGTATTTGTAGCCATGTTAAAAATTCCTAAGTTTATTTTAGTTTGCGTTTAATTCAAAACCTTCTACTACTGCAAACGGAGACACAGGCTCACTAGTTACTGAGACAGTCGAAGTGATTGCCTCTATAGTATCTTCGTGGTCTACCATGCTGCTTACCGCTGCACGTGTGGCTTCATCTAAACTAGCTAAAGGTTTGAAGTAAAGTTTTGGTACGACACTATCCTTGTCGAAATATATTCTAGTAGTGATAGTGGCTATATCTGTATCATGTTTAGCCAGTAGCCGTGCGTACTCTTGCAGACCACTGTTCCCCCCTCTGCTATTTCCAAATATAGAAGTGGCAGGTACCTGTAACTGATACACCTCTTTCGGGTTATCCCCGAATACAATGGCAAGTCGTTGAGAAAACCGACAAGCCCTACCTCCAAACTGGCCTGAACCCCTAACGTTCTGAGTACAGTCCATACAACGGTTTGATTGCCGTTTGTCTTGAGGTACGCTCTGATCAGGCCGCTGCACGTCAGATGACCAACATGTAGGAACCGCAACCTTGTTAGGGTCGTACGTTTCCCCGTAATAAGCACGGGACACACCAGCCGCGTTTACCACGATAACGTCCATAACTTCCGCGTCCAACACCCTACCCTCTACGTTAAACTTGCCATCACGTAGGCTGATTCGGCGTAGCTTGCTCATCAGATATCTTCGTCCGCATCGAAGTCAAGTTCTAACTGCCTATCGTCAAACTCTTCATCAGAGCGTGCTTTTACAAGAGCGGCCTCAACAGCGTCTAGGTTAAACCTGTACGTGTTACCGACCTTGATATAGGTGTCAGATGGAACTTTATCCTGCCGTACCCATGCCCTAATGGTAGACACTGACACAGTAAAATGCCTTGCTACTTTTTCAATTGGTACAAACATTACTTCCTCCTTACTGTTATTACGTACTCGGAGTCCACGTTAAGACCCTTTGGTACGAGTTCTGGGTTCTCTTCTAGGAACTGTTTCATATTCGACTGGTTCAATCTTTTATCAAACAGCTCTGGTGCCCTATGCTCTAACACAAAACTGTGCATAGATTCCCAGTCGCTAGTCCAATATCTAACTTTTGCCGATCTGTAAAACATACCTGCTGAAGTTTTTACACTATCGACCCCCTGCTCTTTGCAGAAAGCCAACAACGCTCTTTTCACTTCGTCTAGCTGGTCAGCTAGCTTCTTATCTTTCTCTTTAAACTCCGCTGTTAGTTCCGCCCGTTTATCCTTGATCTTATGGAAAACTCGGGTGAGTCTTTCAGCAGGAGCATCGTTCTCTTTGCTCATCGCTCTATCCTATTAGTGACAGGACGTACACTTTAGTACCCTAAAGTACCCTAGTCAAGTATTTCTTTGTATAGATCAATCATTTTTGTGTGTACGTCTATTCTGTTGTCAAGTAATGCGTAAACACGTTTCTCAGCGTGGGAACCTTGGAGCTGAACTACGGTACATTTGTGGTCTTGACCTGACCTGTGTACCCGAGCGTTAGCTTGGGCGTAGGTTTCAAGGGAGCTTGTCGGTGCCCACCATACCACTGTGTTAGCCGCTGTTAAGGTAACTCCGTGTGCTGCTGACTGGGGTTGTATCACTAGCACCTTGGGATCATCCATACTCTGGAACCGCTTGAAGATTTCTGTACGTTTGGCCGCAGGTACATCTCCCCGTATTACTTCTGTGCTTATGCCATCCCCCCGCAGCTTACCCACTAGCAAGTCAATGGTGTGCTTGAACGGCACGAACACCAGAACTTTCTTACTAGACTCTTCTATGACTTCCATCAACACTTTATACCTAGGTGTGATATCAAACTCTACCGCGTCTCCCTTATCGGTATAGACCGCCCCCGCAGATATCTGTAGTAACTTGTTCATGCTAACAGCAGCATTGGCAGCGGTAATTTGTTCCCCCGCAGCTTGCATTACCATCTTGTCTTTTAACTCTTTGTAATACTTCAACTGTTGACGTGTTAGGCTAACCTCGCGCTTCACGTATACCATTGGTGGTAGGTCTAAGCATTCTTCTTTGGTGAACCGTATGGCTGGCTGCAACACCCTATGCACTGTGTTGGTAGCATCTTCTTTTGGCACCCACTTAAAGTTAGTCACCTTGCGCATAACCTGATCCCGAAAGGAACCGAGAAACCTAGGTACAGCCGTAGGGTTAACTAATCGGGCTATTCCAAACGCGTCAACAGGACTCTGTGCGGCGGGGGTACCCGTCATCATCCACAACCAAGTACTAGGGCCAACTAACTTATTGAGTGTCTTCCATCGTTTGGTCTGGGGATTCTTGTAGTGAGTAGCCTCGTCTACAATGATAAGGTCGAACCTACCGTTAGCTACTGCGTCGGCTACAATCTCTACCCCGTCGTAGTTTATTATCACGTACTCTGCGTCACCCTCAATAATCTCTACCCGTTTCTTAGCAGCGCCGTAGGCCACGTCAACCTTGCGGTGCATAGCGAAGTTAAATAGGTCATCTCGCCACGCGGAATCCATGATAGATAGGGGGCAGATAACCAAAACACGTCTTATAATACCTTGTGTTAGTAAGTAATCAGACGCCCAGATGGCACTAGCAGTCTTGCCTGTACCCTGCTCATTGAAGCAGAAGGCTTTACGGTTAAGGGTTAGGAAAGCAGAGGTGGTTTTCTGGTGGTCGAACGGTTTGTATCTACCCGTCCACTCGTACCTAGACTCTATGGGGGAAGGCACCTTGATGTTCATGTTCCTTAGAACTTGTGTCTCGTCCATCCCCCAGTTAACTAACACTTGGTTGTTCGGTAACTCCTTACTCTTGGGTATCACTGCTGTAACTCTTGCTGGGTTACGTAGTGTCAGCAACAACGCCTTGTTATCTACAATTTTCATTTATTTCTCCGATGCCAAATAGCACGAAGTGGGTGTCCACATCATGCAAGAAAAAGTAAGCCCTGCTTCGCTCACAGATAGGGCTAGGTCTGCTTATGAAGGGAAGATGGATCCCCGAACTTCCTAGATTTTTGTGAGTAAAAAATCACGCTTTCACACGACACTCACGTTTTTTATAGACGCATCTAGGCAAGCGTCTTTTGGGGATTACTTCTTCTTCTTGTAGTTCCGACTTCTGTTAGCAGATCGACTCTCTACAGTAACGCCATCTGCATTACTGCCGCCGTTAACCAAGGCTTTCTTGTGGCTAACATCTTTACCTTCACGTTTGTCTGCTTTGCCGTTCTTATTGGCGTCTCTACTTTCTTTGTCCATCTTACGTCTGGCACGCTGTCGCTCCATTCGGCGTTCAAACGTGTCGCTACCCACGGGGGCGTTAACTTGTTTCTTTCTATCTGACTTCTTCTTATAAGGCATTAGTGCCTCCCGTTATGTATACATTCCGTCACTATGCAGTGTCTCCTGCATAACCCACTTTGGTGAGCGTTCCAAACATCTCTCTCAAATGCTTTTTCCATACGGCTGTAGTCAGATAACCACTTAGCCCATAGCGTAGATTCTTCAGATTTTTCGTAATTGCCTGTTATCAGTTCCCCGCACACCACAAAAACTAACCCGCCTTTTACATGTTCTATTTCGGGGTAGTGTTTGAATACAGCGAGGGCCATTAGCTCTAACTGCCCTTTATCCGCATACCTAGTGTTCTTGCTTGTCTTGTAATCTATTATCCAAGCTGTCTTGGTATCTCTGTTCAGTATAACTAAATCCGCTATACCCCGCCACCAGACAGCATCATCTCTAAAACCACATGGCTTCAAGTCCTCAGTAAGCCCCATCTCTAGCTCGCATATCTTCTCTCCTGCTTTGGCGTTCAAGGAATCTAAAACGTCTTTGCAGTAGCTGTACTTCTCAGGCAGCGGGGTGCCATCGCGTATATACTCTTCCGCCGCTAAGTGTACGGCAGTGCCGTACAGCATTGCTTCTGTCTCCGACTCCCTGTAGTTCTTTAACACCTTTAAGTGGTAGAACTTCTTGGGGCATTGCTCAAAAGATTTGATCTTAGAAAACGACCACGGGGCTATACTCATCGGTATGTATCCTCCACGTATAGGCCAACCTCTGCTAGCGCTCTTATAATAGGTTCTATGAAATCAACGTCTAGTAGCAACCTATTTGTACCAAAACCATTTTCCCCCCGCACTACCTGCTCTAAACAAATTACTAACTCCCCGTCTTCGTACTGCCCTAAATACACAGATACTTGCCCATCTTCTATGGAGTCGGGTATTTCCGGGTTTAGCGGCCAGTCGATTATGTCACCCATACTATTCGCACTCCCCGTAAGATTTACCATTACCTGACTCACACGTTATAGGTAGACCTTCCGCCCATAGTGGAGTAGTACTCATACAACGTTCAATAAAAGCTGTTGCTTCTGCTAACTCGTCTGTAGGTACACAACATACCACAGAGTCATGCACTGTAAGTGCTACCTTGTATTTCTTAGCTATAGCTAACATCTGTTCCCCAATAATACACCTAGCAACGGCCTGACACACGTTTTCTGTGACTTTACCTCCATATATACGGTTGTAGCCGTTCCTAGTCTTGTAGCTGAACTCTAGTCCGCGCTCTCCCTGCTCGTACCTTAGGCCATCGTAACGCATGTTTAGGCCAGAGGGTAACCGTATCCACGCGTTACATACAGGCTTGCCCAGATGCTGTCCTCGCGTTGCCCCGTACTTGATTATACCGTTAGGCCCAAGGCTACCGGACTCTCCCCTAGACATATTTACTAACATGTTCTGTAGGTTACGCCATAGCGTACCAATCTTCCAATTAGTGTTTCTGTATATGCTAATGATTCTACGCGACTCCTCTAAACTTATAACCGTACCAAAAGATTGTAGCTGATCAGCAAACCTACCTGCGCCCATACCATAGCCACATCCTAGGATGGTGGTCTTACCTACAAAGCGCTGATCTTTGGCTACCTTGTCTTCTGGTACACCATATATAGTAGAGGCCATCGTTATGTATACGTCTTTTTTAGCTGCAAATGCAGATACCAGTTCCTCTTGTTCAGCAAGCCACGCTAATACTCGGGCCTCAATCTGAGAAGAGTCGCAGTCAACCAACGTATACCCTTTAGGGGCAAGCATACTACTCTTTAACTTCTTACCATTTACTCCCCGGCTCGGAAGGTTCTGTATGTTTATCTTATCGTCGCCTCCCCACCTACCTGTATGGGCAGCGTAGTACCGGATAGGCACGGGCATAAGGCCACGCTTGGCGATAGAGATAAACCTTTCAGTGCGGGACTCTTCCAACGAACCCTTAACCCCTAACCTAGACGCTACCAGCAGCCGCACTCTGGGGTCTTCGTGCTCCAGCAATGCTTGGAACTGCTCATCGGTCTTGGCAAAGGCTAACGTCTCCTTGCCAGTAGTCAGGCTGGTCTTCGTTGGCGGGGTAACACCTACTGCCCTAAGCAATTCGGCAAACTGGGGGTTACTCATCAACTCCTTCTTAGTTACACCAGAAGACGTTATCAAGTCCTCTTTCTCCTGCTTGGTGTCTTTAAGGTGTTGCTTTAGTAGGGGTAAGTCTAACTCCAGTACGGGATCTACAAACATGCGTAGGGTACAGTCGATCAAGCGTAGCTCCTGCTTAGGGAAATCCTTACCCATGATATTGAACAGTTTATAAGTCAGCTCAACGTCGTTTATGCAGTAGTCCCCGTAGGTGCCTAAATCTTCTTCTGTGAAATCTTCTCGTCGCTTGCCAAGGGCGTCTTGTACTTCTGTACCTTTAGCCCCGATACCGTATCGGGTAGCAAGTGCCGCAAGAGATCCGCCGACCTCGACCCCATGTAGAGCGCGAGCAATACACAGAGTATCAGCCAGCAGGTAAGGGTGAACGTCAAACAGCCAACTAAGTATAGCGCCATCGAACATAGTGTTGTGGCATAAGAGTATAGTCTTACTCCAATCGAAGGATTGTAAATAGTCTTTGAGTTCTTCATGTGTTCCGCTGGCCCACTCTGTGGCTCCGTTGTTAACTTTTACCCCCACACCGATCACCTCAAAGCGAGGGTCACGTATGTAGGACTCTGTTGTCATCTTACGCAATGAAAAGTCTTTGTCATAATACGTTTCAAAGTCAATCGTTATTAGGTTCATGTCAACTCTCTGTTATAAGCAGTGCCCTAGGATAATCCCAAAAGGGTAGATTGCGTGTGTGATGACTGCCACTACCAATATCTCCATGTCAGCCACCATAACTACACCTCTACCTTAGATATTAACTTGTTTAAGTACCACTGGGCCTTGTGTAAGTCCTCCAATGGCTTGGCCTTTCGCTCGTAACGCCACAAGTATTTCATGCACGCTCCCTTGCAGTACCCCCTGAACGCCTCCGGTGTCATCGACGCTTCTATACCATCAATACACTCGACATCCCCTGCGGTGTAATGCTTGGGCGAATTCACCATACTCTCGACCGGCTGCATGTCGTACTTATCTACGTACGGGTCTACCGCAGGGAAGTCTCTCCTTAACCGCTCCCAATCCTCGGGTGTTGCTTTGTCAATGCTCATAATGTGTTTCCTCCTTCTCCGTTGTGATAAGAGTTAGCCCGTTCGCGAAACTTGAATAAAGCATTGTGCTCGGGGTACTCACTAACAAACTTCCTCGCGTAATGTGAAATCCAGCCATCATCTACCTTGAATTGCTTTTGTTTTTCTTCGATCATAGTCTCCCATCTGATCCGGTGGAAAATGTTTTTGGCTGAGTAATACGACCTACGGCTTGCAACCTGTAGAGCGAACTTAACAAACAGGTCATATATATCTGGGTTTTTTTCATCGTGCAAATTAAAATTTTCTTGCGTCCATTTACCGTTCATAATGTGTTTCCTCTAGTAAGTGTTTGATATCGTTCATGTTAGCTTCGTTAACCACGCACGCAATACCCTGCGCATCGCCTATCTCCTTCAGGTTCTTATCCTGTAAAGCTGTTGTCTTACCCTTACCTGCCTTACATTCAATCCCGAAGAACCTACCGTTGTAGCACCCTACTACATCTGGCACTCCACTCTTACCGTAGCCACCTGTAGCCGGGAAGAAATAGTAGCACCCTAATGTTTTTAGCTGCTCGACTACCTTCTTCTTTACCTTACCCTCTGGGGTCATTGCCATCTAAAGGTCTCCTTTTACTTGGCTCCGCTCGTGTAAGGTCGTACGCCTTAACTGCCGCTAGGTCTTCAGGCTTTACCCAAAGGATAACCTTCTGCAACTTCATCTGATAAAGCATCCTAGTGTCGGGCCTTACCTCTTTTGCGTTGAAAGACTTGTTGTTCACGATCATCGACACAGCTCGTTGGCTAGTGTCGTACTTTTTAGCCAATTCAAACTGCCGGATGTTGGTGTTTTGGTACTCTTCCCGTATTAACTCTGCCGTTCTGAAATTCATGTAGCATCTCCCTTTAACAGCCCTATCTCTCCCTCCAACAGCACTATATCTGCCTTCAACCGCGCAATCTCTTCGTCCTGTTCCTCCTCTCGATGCTCGTAATATTCAACCGCGTTACGGTGTGCCCATTCTTTAGTGGTCATTTCGCTAATAATCATAATACTTAACCGGTGTAACTGTTCGCTAGTGGACTCTCGGATATTACTCATACTACCCCCTCCAATTTAAGTTTCTTGTTCCATAGCTGCCTTGCTAAGGCCATACGTGGCACATGGTTCTCGAACATCTGCCGTGCATCGTTGACCATCGCACCCTTACTCTTAGTAAGCCCTGACTTAGCTAGATACTTCGCAGCCTTTAACTTGTTAGCACTAATATTCCCACATATTGGGCCACAGTTTTTATTGGCCCCACTACGTGCTTGGAACTCAGCACCACACTCCTGACAAAACTTAATCAGCATACTTCTCCCTCCACATCTTCACTTCCTCCGCAAGCTCAAGGGCAAGCCCCCATAGTCCTAGTATGTGAACCTTCCCTTCCTCGCCCCAATAGGTATCGTGCCCACCTACACCCGCAGCAACTTCTTCGCTGTCGTCAAAAACATACAATCTCTGTAACGTGTCATAATCTTTCATGGTATTCATCCTTTTTTATTAGAGTACTGGTATCAGTTATTAATCGCATTAGCCGGCTTTTGAAATTTCCTGTGCTTGTCGCTTATCGTTCTATCCAAAAAGTAGTCTCGTCAATACGCCTACCAACACCTTCTATGGATGGAGTAGGCGGAACGGTGTCGCACAGAGACAGCACCGCTATCCGTCCGACTACCCATTCCGGTAACTCTTCCATATCATAGTATCGAGGACTCCCATAGTCAACACATCCCATGCCTATACATGCTACTTCGACCCTGTTCGTGTTAATGTGTATACACACTCTATATATAGAACCAGAGGACACAAGTTCGTCCCAAATTGTATCAACAGATGACATAGAATGTATTCTCGTCATAGCGATACCCAACACCCATAACAGCAGAGTTCATGCCGCATACCGTTAACACCGCTAACTTCCCTGCTATGTCTTCAGGTAAGGTCTCCTCAGTGTACCTACAGTAGTCAGTAGCTTGATCAGTAGACCAGCGGTTCATGCCTATCACAGCCGTGGAGAACTCATGGGTTTTCTCCCCCATTATCTTTACCTCATGGATCTGCACGCATACAACCTTGTCGGTAACCCGGCTATCCTCGATAGCCTTAACCTCTTTATGTAACCGATGCACCTCCTTTAACTTAACCTCAACATCAGGGGACAGGAACGTCATGGTACCCGCATCCATCTGGTAGAACATCTCCACCATTAGAGGGGATTCCGCCAAGTCCTTACTGAGAAAACTATTTCGTAGCGTACCCAGCAGAGCATTGCACGCAGTATATAGTTCGTCCTCTATCATGTCCGTCTGGAGTGTCATAGCTTCGTGGTATTCCTCTGACGTAATCTTTGCTAGCTCCTCATGTGTCACCCTGCGTAGGTACTTCTTAGCATTAGCCACGGCCTTCTTAGGGTTAGAGGTCTTGCAAGTCTGCCGTAGTACAAGATCAGCGTGCCTGTTATTTTTTACGGTATGCGCAGTTACTGTGTACACAAGGCGCTCCCCTCGCTCCGCCGTATACTCCTTGCCAATGGTTACGTACCCCATACAGTAGGTATCCCCCGGCATGTACACGAACGATTTGAAGTTCCTACTGTCTGCCCCAGACCACACGGCGTGGAACTTACACCCCCTAAAGGCTTTCTTTATCGCTGCCGTAAACTCTACACCCGCTGCCTCTAAGTCGTTCTGTGGAGTCTCGTTGGCTGGCATCTGCAAGCCTGCGGTTACCTTATCCACCCTCCACAGTGTCACGCGGCTACCGCTATTTATGTTCCCACGTATTCTTGTTGGTTTATTGTGTGTTAGTGTCATTACATATCTCCCGACTTGATGTGTATTGCAGTACCCGCAGTAGGCACAGCGCTCTTGTTGTCTATCACTGTCCACAACACTGGACAACTCCACTCCCCCCAGTTCCCACACAGGTACCCATCTGTTAACACGATACATGCTTGTGGGTTGATACCCTCGGCAGTCATGTACTGCGTGACACAATTGACATCAGTGCCACCACCACCCATAGGTTTGGTAGACGTGATCAGACCATCTAACTCGTCGGTCTTGTATGACTCATCGCCTACTACCTCGTGGCCCCAGTACAATAGCCGAACCTGTTCTGGGTGCACTGTGTCACAGATAGACTTCACCTCTGATAAAAACGTGGTCAATGTGCGTTTGTCGATAGAACCTGACGTGTCAATGGCAACGACTAGCTCCCCCACACTCTGACTGATGCCACTAGGCATGTAGACACCCTGACTCATCAGCCGGCGGTTAGGCCGTGCCCATGTAGAGTAGTCGTTACCCGCACATGTTGTAGAGATGAACTCACGCAGTACCTCACGCCAATCTACTTGCGGCTTCAGTAACTCTTCTAGTTCGCGGCTATCTGTACCACCCATCTTACCTGCGGCTAGTGCTCCCTGACGTATGGCCTCGTCAATGTCACGCGCCAACGCTCCCTTCTCCTCGTCGCTAAGATCTTGAGCGCCCTTCCAATCATGCTCATCCATTCCACCATCATCGTCGTTGTCGTTACTCTGACGTATTAGGTTAAACACTTGGGCTGTGTCCATATCCCTGTACTGGGCATCTATCAACCCTCCCTTGGGTATCACAGCGAAGCCATCGGCGTTGTCATCCATGATCT